AGGAAAGAATAAAGAGAGATCCCGCCGCCCCTCCTCTCTTTCCCCCCAAGGGGGCAGGAATCGCCAATTTTAGCCAGATAGAGCCTAGAACTCACCTAGATGGTTGGGTTTTGCCCAGATTGGAAACTAGGACGCCTAGCGTGGTGCTGGGGTCGTGGGGAGAGAACGCTGCGGAATGGTTGAGCAGGGTGTATGGCATGGAATTACGTGGCTGGCAGCGGTATGCGCTTGATAGGGCGCTCGAGTATGACCAGGATAAACAGCTAGTGTGGAGTACGGTCATTATCACAGTTGGGAGACAGAGCGGAAAATCTTTCCTTTCGAGGGCGGTGTGCTTGTGGCGTATGCATAGGCCGGAATTGTTCGGGGAGCCTCAAACTATTTTGCATGTGGCTAACCGTCGATCTACGGCTATGGAAGTGCTTAGACCGGCAGGGTTATGGGCGCAAGACAAATACGGAAAATCGGCAGTCAAATGGGGCAACGAAAAAGCCGGAATCGAATTACCTTCGGGTGATCGTTGGCTCATTCATGCGGCGAACGACTCGGCAGGCGTAGGCTACTCCTGTTCTATGGTATTCGTAGATGAAGCTTGGAAAGTAAAACGCGAAGTAGTAGATGACGCCCTAGCCCCGACTATGGCGGAAAGAAATAACCCGCAACTATGGCTCGTGTCTACAGCCGGTGACTCAACTTCGGATCTCATGCAAGCGTATAGGCAAAGAGCTCTCGATAGGTTGGAGTCTGACGATCCCGGCTCTATCCTGCTTCTGGAATGGAGCGCCCCCGGCGAAGCCGACCCGGACGCCGTAGAGACATGGCGGTGGGGTAGTCCCGAGTGGACACCTAAACGGGAAACCTTCCTACGGCAACAATGGACAGCGATTGAGGAAAGCGCTTGGAGGCGCGAGTACTTAAATCAATGGGTATACAAATCGGATCATTGGCTAAAAGACTCCGACTGGGTAGCAACCCTCGACCCCGACTTGAGACTTCCAGAGTCCGCCGTATGGTCAATAGCCGTAGAGTCTGATTTTGACGGTATGGGGCACGCCGTAGCGATCGCGGCAGAAACAGAAGACGGGCTAGTAGTGTGCCGGGCAACTACCCACCGGACAATTAGAGAAGTAGACGAAAAAATAGCGGAGATCCGTAAAGCCCACCCGGCGATCTATGTCCAAGTGACGCCCGGATACGCCGACCGTATGAAGCAACGAATAGACGGCCTAGTGGGACAGCGGGAAGCCGTAACCGCTACACAAATACTCCAAGACATTATCAAACGGCACAAGTTCCGCCATGACGGTAGCCAAATACTTAGGGAACATTTCAGTAACACACAAATATCGAAGCGACAAGGCGGCTGGGTAATGACCGCCCCAATGGGAGTTAAAGGAATCTACGCCGCTAGGGCACTCCTATTTGCAGTAGCGCAAGCAACGAAAGCACCGGCACCCGTGGCAATGATCTACACAAGAAAACGCCGACACGCTTAAAGCATGCAAATACTTTAGAATTAGGTGCAAGTGTGATAGTGGGATACTATCCGGCTATGGTGCTCTCCCGAGCGTTGTCCCTCGTGCGCGACCAACGTGCTATCGCTGAACCCTTCCAGTCTGGCGCTATGGTAGCCGACCCGGTCGCGCACGTGAGGGAAAGCGGCGCAAACCTGCTAGCCCTACTAAACAATAAACTCCAATTCAGTAGCACCCGTAATAGCGCTATGCAAGTGCCAGCCTTCGTCAAAGCCCTCAAAACATACAGCCACACTATTAGCGCATTTCCGCTTCGGGAGTACATTTACGGAACCCCGATCGAACCTAGGCAGTTCCTCACCTGTCCTTGCTCGGTACTTCCATACTCAGCGGTTATTGATCGCCTAGTAGCCGACCTGCTTATGTATGACCGGGCCTACTGGCTAGTCACCGATCGGACGTGGGACGGCTACCCCTCAAGTGTGCAGATCATGAGGGTAGAAGATGTTTTAGACCAATCACCAGGTAACGCGGGTGTAGACCCTAACTCCTATGCACCTAGCGACCCATTCTATTACCTGGCGCAACGTGTCCCGACCCGTGATGTAATCAAGTTTTATGGTGACGGTAACGGCGGTTGGCTACGCAACGGGGCCACGGCAATAAGCACAGCGGCAAGCCTCGAAGCCGCTACCCTCATGTATTCGGAAAGCCCAATCCCTACTGTAGCGTTAAAAAATACGGGAGCCGACCTACCCGCCGAACAGGTAGACGCACTTCTAGAAGCTTGGGAAGAAGCCAGAACCAACCGTTCGACCGCGTACCTTAACAATTCGATCGAAGCCCAAACTATGGGATTTAGTGCCCGTGATGTCCAACTCGTAGAAGGTAAATCGGCGGCCGCCCTAGCGATCGCACGCCTGGCAAACCTTGACCCGGTGTGGTGTGGGGCAGGTGTACCCGGATCGAGTCTGACTTACGCTAACCGGGTAGATCTATATCGGAACTTGCTCGACACAGCCCTACGGCCCGTTATGTCGCTAATCGAGCAGCGGCTAAGTATGGGAGATATAACCCCCAGAGGCCACGAAATAAAGTTCGATACTACTTCTTTCTTACGAGGCAACCCTGCCGAACTAGCCGAACTTGTAGCAAAACTACGCCCACTCGATCTAATCACGGCAGACGAAGCACGCCAAATACTCGATCTACCCGGCCTTGGAGTTAACTCCCTACTATTGGAGAATATGAGATGAAAAATATTCACACAGAATCTACCGTACTATTCGAAATCCGGGAAGACTCAGCTAACGGCGATATCGTAGGCACAGGCCACGGCATGGCAGTACCCTACGGAACCGAAACCCAAATAGGCGGAGTTCGGGAATCATTCGCTCCAGGAGCATTTAACGTACAAGACGTAATCGGTAAACCATTGGCATACCGTCACGGCGAACCCATAGGCCGGATCACGGGAGCGGAATCACGCGAAGACGGCCTATATATCGACTTTGATATCGTGAACACAGCGCAAGGCCGGGACGCCGCAGTACTAGCCCGAACCGACTCGATTAAAGGCCTATCGGTGGGATTTATTAGCGCCCGCTCAGCCATGAGTAAAGCTCGAGACGTAATAACACACACAGCTGCAAACCTCTTAGAAGTATCACTAACCCCCTACCCTGCTTACGCCACCGCTGGAGTAAGCAGTATTCGAGAAGAAGAAGGAGATCCGAATATGTCCGAGACCATGGACTCGACCGAGCAGGTCTCGGTCGATCAAGAAGCACGCGAAGCGGTTGCACAACTCCGCGAAACCGTAAAAGAAATTGAATCTAAATCATTCGTAACAGAAGAAGCACACCCGTTAGCCGCTTACCGATCATTCGGTGAATACTCAAAAGCCGTATACGCAGGCGAAGTAGAATCACGCGCCCTAGTCGATCAAATCACCGCAAATAATCCCGGTGTAATGCCGCCAAATTTTTTACAAGAAGTGCGCGGAATAATTGACCTAGGACGTCGAGTAATTCAAGGTGTTGGAGGGCCAGAAGGAGCCGGAACCGCTGGCATGGACATAAACTGGCCATACTTTGACGGCAACTTGAATGAGATTGTAGAAGCCCAAGCAAACGAAAAAGGCGAAGTAAATTCGGTTCGCATTGACCTTGAAAAAGGTACAGCGACTCTAGGCACTTATGCCGCCGGATCCGATATTTCCTACCAGTTGCTAGAGCGTTCCAGCCCTAGCTATTTGGACGCACATAACCGGATCATGCTTGCGTCATATGCCGCAGTCACAGACCGTCAATTTACCGCCGACCTTTGGGCCGACGGTACCGGACTTCAAGATTACGACTTTGCCGCAGACACAACCGGCGCAGCATTCCGCGAAGCAATGTTCGAAGCCTCGGTAACTGTCGAGGACGCTACCGGAGTACCCGCGTCTGCCGTCTTCGTGTCTACAGCCGTATTCGTTGCTATCGGTGGGTGGTCAACATTCCAGCCAGAGCCGTACACCGTCCAAAACGTGTCGGGCGTGGCAACAGCTAGCACACTCCGAGTCAACGTGTCAGGCTTGCCAGTAATTCGGGCAAAGTGGCTCGACACTAACGCCGCCTACAATGCAATCGTTACCAATGGTCAAGCCGCCCGATGGCTTGAAGACGGCCCACGCCTAGCAACGGCTGAAAACGTAGCCAAGTTAGGCAGGGACGTAAGCATCTATGGCTATGGAGTTACTGCACCGTTCTTACCAGCCGGCATTGTCCGCGTAACCAACGTCTAACGAGATAGGTAACCGGTCAAGTCATGGCACTGCTTACAGGCCAGGAATTAGCGGACGCATTACAGATCGAATACGAAGCACCTATAGATGACGTATTGGATCAAGTAGCCGAAGCTGCTTCCGACTTGATCGGTTACCTAATCACCACAGCCGCAGTCACAGCCGAACCACCCCTATGTAAAGAAGCTGCACTATCCGTAGGTAGCGAAATCTTTCAGGCACGTACGGCGGCTGGGGGCGAAGCCGTAGCAATCGACTTTACTCCCGGCCCTCGTATGTCGGTTTGGATTACGCGCCGAGTAATGGCTTTACTAGGCCCATACTTGAAAGTTGGGGGTATGGTCGGGTGACTGCACTTAGTACGGAGGCTAGGGAACTACTCATAACCGCATTCACTTCCAGCGGCTATCGGGTATATGACACAGTACCGAATATCCCGACCCCTCCCGCTATCGTGGTCGTACCCGACTCGCCCTGGCTAGTACCAGGGCGGATCGGATCTAACCTAAACTATGAAGCTCGGTGGCGTATCCTGATTGTCATTAAAAAACGACAAAACGCCGCCGAGACTCTGGACACAGAGAACGCAGTAGACACAGTGCTAGGCCTGATACCTACCGAGTTCCTAGTTACGGCAGTAAACAGCCCGCAACTAAACGACATAGGGGCACAGGGCACAGTTATAACCACAGAGATAGATGTCTCTATACAAATGAAGGAGAGTTAGCCATGCCAGCAGTATCAGTTGCAGGAGCAGCATTTACCGTAGATATAGCCTCTGTAGGTTATGAGGATCAAGTAACTTCGGGCACAGTCACAACTACGCCAACTATTGTTCGGACTAAGACGCTATCTAGTGTTGCGTTCGACCAAACAGATCTTAACAGCACGATCGCCCTAGAGTTCTTGTATGACGAAAATACTGGACTTTATGACGCGCTTCAGGTCGCAATCGCTGGAGCTACCACAGTAGCCGTTGATGTTCGTAGCGCTGCTGGTCATTGGGCTGGTAACGGTATGTCGATCGAATCGGCGGAGATGACGCTAGCGGCTGACGGTATCGCCACTTGCTCAGTCACATTTACGGGGACAGTCGCGTTCTCGTAAACCCCTACAACACTCGGGAGAGGTAAGCCATGTACAACAGAATTACCGTGGTAGTCGATAACGGAGAACCTAAACTGTTTGACGTTAACCAAAACGACCGCGTATATATGTCCCAAATCGTTAGCAATGACAGCAAAGCGGATAACGTATTTGCGCTAATGTCGATACTCGCTTACGCGAAAATTGAAGGCCGCAAAGCAGTAACCTATGGAGCGATCGAGAAATGGGTAGACGAACATAATGTGTTTGTTGAGGCCGAAGTCCCAAAAGCTACCCGGACGGCGGATACTTCCGACATATCGTCCGAATAGCCTTAAGGATACGCCGACCATTTAAGGAAGTTTTACAGTACGACCCGCAACTATTAGCCACGATAGAGGAGGAGATCACTAATGGCGATCTATGAATCTGGCGTAAGCGGGCTAAATGAACTACTTCGAGACTTCCGGCAACTCGGTAAAGAAGCTGCTAAAGAATTACGGGCTAGCTCGAAAACTATTGCCGAGCAGCATATGGTTCCAGCGTGGAAAAATGCGGCACTTCAATACGCGGGGCCTTGGGGTCAAGATATAGCCGATAGCGTTAAAGCCGGGTCAGACCGTATCCCTAAAGTTATGATCGGCGGCAAGCGTAAAGTAACTAGCGGCGGGGCTTCTCCTACTATGTTGCGCTACCCGTCTGACAAGGGCGATCGAGGCCGAGCCGCTACAGGGGCTCGTAACCGTATGCCAGCCGCGTTCGGATCGGGTACCGACTGGATTAGCCAGGCTAGGGACTATCAGCCGAAAGCGTTACAGGAGTGGGTTAACGCCGTAGATCGTATCGCCTTGAAATGGAAGTTTATGTAATGGCTATCGGCGGCGGCAAAACCTTAACTATTTACTTAGCGGCGGATCTCAAAAAATTTAACCAGGGAATGTCTCAGGCGCAAGGCGGCCTTACTGGGCTAGCGGCAAGTATGAAAAATATGTTAGGCCCAGCCGCTATCGGTGCCGGTATAGCGATCGCTGGACTAGCAACAAAAATGGCCGTAGACGGAGTTCAGTCGGCATTAGCTGACGAAGAAGCCATGCGCAAACTAGCCCTAACTATGGAAAACGTCGGCCTAGCGCACGACACACAGCGGGTCGAAGATTACATATCTGTCCTGGAGCGCTCTACTGGGATCGCTGATGATGATTTACGTCCCGCTTATGACAGGCTAGTGCGTAGTATTGGGGATACGGCTAAAGCTGAACAAATGCTTACCCTGGCTATGGACATATCGGCAGGGTCAGGTAAAAGCCTAGACGCCGTAGTCCAAGCATTAGGCCGGGCATATGACGGCAACACGGCAGGGCTAAGCCGCCTAGGGGCAGGTATAGACGCCTCCATACTTCGATCCGGCAATATGCAAGCAATTACCGAAAGCCTCGCAAACACTTTTAGGGGACAGGCCGCCGAGTCAGCCGACACCCTGAGCGGCAGAATGAAGGTACTTAATCAAGCCGTAGACAACTTGGGCGAAGCGTTCGGTAAAGGCCTGCTCACCGGTGTTAAATCGGCTACCAATGGTACTCAAGACATGGTGAAAGCCATGCAAGAATTAGAAGATGAAGCCGAAAACGTAGGAAAAGCCACAGCCGTAGTCGGAGCCTCAGCACTCAAAGCCGGAGGCTTCTTCGTAGAAGCATACGGAGACGTCCTAGGATTTATTAAAGGCATGCAACAGGCAGGCAATGGCGCAGTTAAAACAGCGTCCTACCTTAACCCGTTGGGACTTGTCGCGGCCCTACTCGGTGACCAGTTTAATGACGCCGCCGAAGGAGCCGAAGCTTCAGCCGAAGCAATCGGCTACACAGCCGTAGAAGCTCGTAACGCCGTACCGCAATGGAATGCCCTAACCGGGGCCGTTCGCATGACCACACAGCAATATATAGACTATTTGAACGCTAACCAAGTCGGTAACGGCATATTAAAAGACGCTAACAAAGATTATCAAGACCTAGCGGCCCGGCAGAAGCAAGTAAATACTTTTACCTACGAGTACACAGGTGTCCAGACCGAAGCCACTAAAGCAACTAGCGGAGCCGCTAGCGCGGTCGACAAGCTTACAAAACGGGAAAAAGAATTAACAGATTTACACGAAACTAAAAGCGCAAACTTAGACGATAATCGGACTAAATTAGGTTTTTACACAGCCGAGCTACAGAAGGCTACGGACGCTATCGAAAGTTTTACTAGCAGCATGCAAACTAATCTGCTAGCCGGAATCGATTTAGGCTCAGTATATAAAGGTCAATTCAATGATGAAGGCGAAAAAACAGGCGAAAGCCTACTGGCAGGATTTAACAAACAAATAGACCAGGCTAATTGGTTCGGCAACGTCCTAACCGCTATCAAAGCGCAAGGAGCCGACCCGGCATTTATTCAACAAATAGCCGGATTAGGGCCAGAAATTGGCGGGGCATTTGGGCAACAAATGTTAGACGAAGGCCTAGTACCAACCTTAAACGATAAATTTATTGGAGTCCAGGAAGCTACTAGAACCCTAGCTATGGGCTTAGTTCCCGAGTTTTTATTGGCCGGGCAGGAATCGGCGCTAACCATGGTCGACTCGATTAGTGAGCAAATGGCTAAAGAAGTAAACCGACTAGCCAAGATTGGTAAAAAAATAGCAAAACCGTTAGGGCAATCATTTAAAGCCGAACTAATGTCAGACGTGGCGGAAGCCTTGCGAGCCGTGGAAGCGGCAGGGGCGGCAGGCCGAGCCGAAGCCGTAGCCCAGGCAGAAAGCCGACAAGTTAACCTAACAAACGCCGCAGTAGCCCAGGCATTACAAAACCTTGTCCGATCCGCTGACGCCCGTAACGGAGCCCCAATAAGTCCGGTGAACAGGTGATAACCCTTATTAGCCTGAACGGTACCCCGCTAGACCTGTCTACGGTCGAGTATGAAGTACAGATCCAACACGGCAGGAGCGACGTTACAGCTTCTCCGCAGCCCTCGAATAGTCAAATAATTATTAGAGGCCCGGTCGGTGTCCAGGTCGAGATCTCGGACACGGTAGAAATAAAGGCATACGGCTTCCATAGGTTCACTGGGCAAGTAACAGATATAACCTTGACTCATTTATCGAGCGTGCCGCCCGTAGCCATATCCACCATAACGTCAATCGGGGAGTTATCGCGGGTGGGATTTACCGAAGTCGGAGCGTCCGGGTGGAGCGAAGAAACCGTAAGCACTCGCGTAGATGACGTCCTAACTACCGTAGGCCTGCCCTATTTGAATGGGGCCGACACTGTAACCGTCCTACATCAAATATCTAGCGGAAATGCTGACCCTACGGACGCACTAAGTTACCTGGCGTATTTAGCCGAAACTACGGGCGCTACCTATTATGATGATCCCTACGGGCGGATAGTGTTTGAGTCTTACGGTATGCGCGGAACTACGTCATTTAGTGGCGCTTGGGCTAACGTGGTCGGAGATTATGACGATAACACAGTTACCTGGGGCAGTTTTCCGGTCAATCAAATACCTACAAACATACCTGGCACCGACATTATATTCACCCCTAACTGGACTAGGACTAGGCAAACCGTCCTAAACTCCGTAACCGTCCTAGGCCATAACGATAGCCACGAAACTACCCAAACAGACGCCGGATCAATCGCCACCTACGGGCTACGCGAATACCGGCTAAACACAGACATTAAAAGCTCTGGGGACGTCAGCGACCGGGCCGAAGCAATCATAACCGCCCAGGCAATACCCTTCTGGAATCTGGGCAGTATCTCCATTCTTGTCCACAACCTGGGCACAGTAGACCGCGATTTAGTTTTAGAGCTTGTCAGTGGTATGGGAGTAACGCTAGAAAACCTGCCACAACCGGCCCCCGAAACCTATTATTTTGGGATCGTGGAAGGCTGGGGAGAGGTTTACACCCCAGAACAGCACATACTTACCCTGTCACTATCTGACCCTAGATATTCGCTAGCCACAATACCGTGGGATGACGTAGACGGGGCGCTAGAATGGGGCGATATTCCGGCTTCGCTTAAATGGTTCGAGACAATAACTAGCCGAGATTTAGCGGCATAAGGAGAGCAGTATGGCACTTACACCCGAAGGAACCCCGTATGTCGAGTCGACCGACCTTGTAGCGAACTATCCGGCGGCTTCGTTGTCCCTAGCTAACCGTGTAGACCTAGTGGGGGTACTCCCGTTCGCAGACTCTGCGGCTAGAGCTACAGCAATACCTAGCCCCACAGATGGGCAATTTACTTACCTACAAGACACCAACTCTCCCGAATTTTACAACGGATCGGCCTATGTGCCAGTAGGAACAGCCCCCGGCCTTGTGCATATCAGTACCAGCGCATTTACAACCCAAACTACTGTTAGTTTTGACAATGTTTTTACCAGCACTTACGAAAACTATATTATTTTAGGCACGTTACTTTCCTCAGTTGCTAACCCAGTTTTTAATGTGCGGTTACGAGCAGGTGGATCAGATAACACTAACGCTACCTATCAAAAACAACAATTAAACTCCAGTGGAACTACAGTTAACGGCGCACGTTCTGCCAACCAAACTGCCTACGCTTTTAGTTTCGTAGCCGATAGTTCGTCTGTGTTCCAGTTAAACGTATTTAGTCCGCAACAAACAAAGAAAACTGGGATGCTTGGGCAAATAGATGAACAAATAACCTCTGGCGTAATCGCAATTACTTCAGGTGGCTTTAGTGCTACTACTGCATTTGATGGAATATCTTTTTTTCCGGCAAGCGGAAACATAACAGGTAATATTCGTATCTACGGTTATAAAAACAGTTAGGGCAACCCATGACAATAATGATAATGAACGCCACAACTGGCGAAGTGATAGAACGCGAACGCACGCTCGAGGAACAAGAACAATACGAGGCGGATCAAGCCGCCGCGATTAAAGCGGAAAAAGATCGGGTGAAAAAAGAAGCCGCCGATAAAGCCGCGAGAGAAGCGGCGATTGAACACGCTAAAAGCCTCGGATTTACAGACGCCATGATAGCCGTAATGTACCCGAACCTAGGAGCATGATCGTGGACGAAATACAGACCACAGAAGCCGACTTCGAGACTATGGAAGCGGAAGCCCCTAAGCCTAAGAAAGCCGCTAAAAAAGCCGCTAAAACTACGGCTAGCAGCACAGAGCAGGCTAGGGACAGGGTAAAAGCGAAACTATTAGCCGCTAATCGGCCGAATAAAGATGACATGCTTAGCCGTCTGGCCCATGACGATTAGTAGCCCAGCCGACCTAATACCGATCATTGCCATAGTTACGGCACTTTTCGGGTTACTTGTCTGGATTATTCGCGCCCAAATATCGTTGAGTAGGCAGTTTGAGCCTAACGGTGGCGCAAGCATTAAAGACTCTTTAGTACGCATAGAGAAGGACCAGCGCTATTTACGCGACCGCCTAGACACACACATAGACCAACACGATCGGGGCAAATAATGAAAAAATTCGAGGAATGGCTAGCCGCAACCGCTAGCGGATCATTCGTTAAGATCGCGTCAGGAGCTGCACTAGGCGCTCTCCTATCATGGCTTACCACGGCAGATATTCACCCGCTAATCGTGGCTATCGGGGCCGCTGTTATACCTATAGCGATAAACACAGTAAACCCCCAAGATCCACGATATGGAACAGTCGACTGGGACGATCTAAATGGATAAACTGTGCGCCGGTGGGGTCAGGCTTAGGGATCAAATAGACCGCCGTTGGCCTAAGCGTGACCGCCGTACAGACGGCTGGATAGGTGACGCAGACCATCAAATGCGAATTAGCGACCATGTACCCGATAAAGACGGCATAGTATACGCGATCGATATAGACGAAAATATGGGCCAAGGCCCGGCCCGTAACGGTCGCACAGCAAAAAAACTAGCTGATCAAATAATCGAGTACGCCATGTCTGATCTTCCTGGTCATAACCGCATTAAATACGTCATATACGAGAATCAAATAGCCTCGGGCACCTACAGCGGGTCGTGGTGGCGGTGGCGCGGCAAAGGCTACGGACACACACAACACATACACATAAGCTTTACACAGGCCGCTAAACGAGACTCCACTATTTATCCGCTACCGATCCTCACAAATAACCCAGGCAAGAAAATAGCTTGGAGTCGCGCACTAAAAACCGCTAGGAAGTAGTACGCTCTATCTCGGAAGGGGTAAAAATGAGCGAATATATTAGACCAGCAGAAGCCGCCAAAATGCTTGGAGTAAGCCGAGACACAGTACGCCGTTACGCAGATAACGGAGACATAACCGCCATAAAGACACCAGGCGGACAGCGGAGAATCGACCGGGAATCGGTCGAAGTTATCCGCACTCGAATATCGTCAACGGTTACGGTAATCAGAGAGTGTTAGCCGCGATCGTGCTTACAGCTGCGATCACGCTAAACCCTGCCACAGATCCGACAAATACCGAAGGCTGGCAGGCTTCCGCGTACACTGGCAAATGGTATGCCCAAAAATGGGCACCGATACGGAAGTGCATTATGGAGCGGGAATCGAGCCATAACTATAAAGCCCGAAACCCTAGCAGTAGCGCTATGGGCGCTTACCAGTTTCTAGATAGTCAATGGCGGGTCAGTTTGACACACATGATGAAGCATGAGGCTAAGTCAATGTCAGAGCGGCACGCTATAAAAGAGCTACGTAAATATCCGATTGCTAAATGGTCGCGTTACTGGCAAGACCGGGCCTTTTATACAGCGTGGGCACATGGAGAAGGCGCTCACCATTGGCGCACAACAGCGGGAGGGCCGGAATGTATCTTATTAAGGGTGAACTAACCGAAGAACTACAAAGCCGCTACCAGATACGGGAAAACGAAATAGCCCGTATTCTCTGGAATATTGAAGAAGCATTTACCGAGGACGAAATACTCAGACCAGGAGCCCAGGCGATCATTAAATGGCTTGAGCTGCGAGATCTATACCATACGGAGCCGAGCAGATTTAGGGTTAACCCTGGCGAACCTGTAGAAGCCTACGAGGAACGCATACGGATCGCGCAAGAATTGGAAGACACTTTCCCCCAATATCGTGTCGGTACTTGTGCGAACATTTGGCTATGGCTTATGTTAGGCGCTAACGGTCGAGATACCAGCGTGGGGAAGCGCACAACCCTTAACCAAGATTAGGGGATCTTGACCGTCACTACTCGGGAGGAAAACATGGAAGCATTATTCGACACTATCGGCGGCATACGCATAGACAGACCCGAACACGGCTGCACAGGGCCGACATGCTCGTGGTGTGCATACCAAGACCAGATCGCAGAGCAAGCGGCACAACCGCCGCGGGCTAAGTTTGATGAAGCATGGCTTAGAGCCGTAACTAAATGGCGCAAAGGCCTACCCATTGGGGGGACATTTACAGCGGACGATCTGATAGCGACATATGGGCACCCGGTAGGGCACCCTAACCAGATCGGTTCCTTATTCTCGTGGTGGAGTGAGTCGGGAATAATTAAGGCCGTGGGTCGGATACCGTCACAGCGTGCCACCAATAACCGGCGATCGATACAAGTGTGGGAAGTGACGTCATGGAGGTAGAAGTAGCCGTAATCTGTTTACTGTTCGGGCTCACTATGGGCCTATTCTGGGGATACCGGGGCCGCAAGTGAGCGGCTACAGCATGGACGGGTATGTAACCGTCCCGGAGCGCATAGCCCTATTTTACAAACGCCACCCGGAGGGGTCGCTACAGATGGACGCCCCCGAGTTTACCGAGATCGAGGGTAAACGGTGGGTAATAGGCAGGGCTTACGCTTACCGTACGGCTGATGACGTTCGCCCTGGCATTGGCACAGCGTGGGAGCTTGTGCCAGGAACTACCCCATTTACTCGCGGCTCGGAGATCCAGAACCTAGAGACAAGCGCATGGGGTCGCGCTATCGGTGCTCTCGGTATCGGTATAGATAAATCGATAGCAACTTGGGACGAAATCGAGGCCGCTAAATCTAGGCGGGTAGAAGTCACTAAATCACCTACCCCCGTAGATGATCAATTTTATGTAGATGTTCCGCCACCTGCCGAGCCCCCGGTAGATGACGCTTGGGGTAGTACGAGGCCGATCTACACACAGAATGACCCGATAACCTCGAAGCAGATCGGTATGCTGAAAGGCGCATTAAAGAAGCATGGCGCGGAATCTAGTGACGCTGGGCTAGGCATGATCAACGATCACCTAGGCACAGCCTTTACCAGGTATGAGGATATTACTAAGGGTGACGGTTCAAAGCTGATAAAGCATTTCATGACATAGGCCGAAGTCGTAGCCGGTGATACCCCACGGCTCGGAGAATAATGGGGAAGCCGCTTAACGTGCATGACGGAGGAAATAGCACACGTTGCGGGTAGCACAGCCGACACACCCGGCCACCTAGGTAGGGTGAGTAATGTACTAAACCAGACCACCACGGAGCGGCGAGCGAGCCCGAAGGGTAAGAGCTCGATCGGCGCGACACAAACTAGGGAGAGACAAATGCCTAACAAATACGACACACACTGCGCAATCCCGCTATGCACTTGCACCCACGACCACTGCTACAAAGGGTGGATAGACACAGCCACAGGCACAACCACAGCACCATGCCCATACTGCCGAGCTTCACTAGATGAACGCCTACACCGGGCCCAACAGGCCAAGGGCAAGGGCTACCCACCCGAGGCCTACCAGCGCATACTCGCAAGCGTAAAAAGGTGACCACCACTAGGGGAGGTAGGGACAGTCAAGCCTACAAGAATTGGCGCAAGCTAGTCCTAGCCAAATCCGAACCAATCTGTATTAGATGCGGATACGAGGTCGACATGTCCCTATCTGGAGCCCACCCTATGGGCCCAACCGCCGATCACGAACCACCACTAGCAGAGACAGGCGATCTTACCCCCGGACTAGACGGAGCAGGAATAGCTCACCTTAGTTGCAACCGATCACACGGCGGCAAACTTGGAGCAGAACGCGCAAGAAAAAATAATAATTCACAAACAAAAACCAAACCCAATCAGTTTTTAAAGAAGTCTACTTCCACTCCCGCCG